TATGAAAATGAATGGAGATATAATAGAAGATGTTAAATTTAAAACTTATGGTTGTGGTTCAGCAATAGCATCAAGTACAATGTTTGTAGAAATGTTAAAAGGTAAAACTATTGAAGAAGCTAAACAAATTAAAGATAAAGATATAGCAGACGCTCTTCAATTACCTCCAATTAAATTACATTGTTCAGTATTAGCAGAAGAAGCTATACATAAAGCAATAGAGAATTGGGAACCAGAACACCCAATGCAAGGACATAATAATCCACCATCATGATAGAACTAACAGATGAAGCAATTGAAAAACTTATACAAAAAACTAAAGACGGTAATGACACGATTAGGATTGGCGTTACTGGTGGTGGTTGTGCTGGGTTCGAATATATATTTGATTATGAATCCACAGTTAACAGCGACGACCATGTGTATGACTACGGCAAATTCAATATCGTCATCGACGACTTATCATTGCCCTATTTTCAAGATGCAACCTTAGATTATATAATTGAAGGAATCAACGAACAATTTAAAATAATTAATCCAGCTGAAAAATCTTCATGCGGATGTGGGGTTTCAATACAATTTTAGTATTACACAGTATAACACTTTTATGAAATTTTTAACTTCAATTTGGACCACAATAATTTTAGGTATAGTCCTTATAGGTGTAAGAGTATCTGACCCACAAATATTAGAACAATTTAGACTCAGTATATTTGACCAATATATACAATCAATCCCAGTAGAAAAATCAAACGACGTAGTATTAATTAATATAAGTGAATCATCACTAGAAACTTATGGTCAATACCCATGGCCTAGACAGAATTATGCTCAGATGATATCTGATTTACGTAATGCAAATGCTGGTATGATAGGATTTACAATTATGTTTCCTGAACCAGACAGATTTAGTGGTGATGAAGTATTTGCATCATGGATAAAAGATAATGGTGTTATACTATCTCAAGACGCAGATTCAGAAGGAAGGTCATCAAAAGCTCCTTATGTAGGATATGCAACGTTTGGTTATAGTGGAGATATACTAGATTTAACATATCGATATGGTGGATTAATTACAAATATTGATACATTAGAATCAAATGCTTGGGGAGCTGGACTCTTAAATGGCGCACCAGAAGTGGATAATCTAACCCGTAGAATCCCTCTGTTATCACAAGTTAATGATGATATATATCCTTCATTTGCACTTGAAACAGTGAGAGCGATGCAACAGAAGAAGTCTTATACCGTTAAATTGAATGAGGGTGGAATAGAAAGTATTGTATTAAGACCATTTGTTATACCAACAGACGAAAGAGGAAGTATATGGTTAAAATGGAATACTGAATTTGAGTCATATAATTTTGGAGAACCATTACCAGATTTAAAAGGAAAGACAGCTATTATAGGAGTCACAGCAAAAGGAATAGTTCCTCAAATATCTACACCGGGAGGATTAATATATCCACATCAATTACAAGCAAACGCTTTACAGACAATAATATCAGATAAACCTATATCACGTCCTCAATGGACTTTTATAGCTGAACTTGGTATGATTATTTTGGGAGCTCTTCTGATTGTTCTTTCTGTATACTATTTACCCGTTTGGAGTGGGCTTGTATTCTTCGTCGGTTCCGCAACTGCCGTTGGCTTCGCATCTTACTACGCTTGGTACGAATTTTCTATACTCCTCGATTTATCAGCTGCTCTAATAATATATATACTTTTACTCACCTCAGCGAGTTTCAATAATTTTTATATACAATTTAAATTAAGACAACAAATAAAGAAACAATTCGGCACATATGTATCTCCTGACTTAGTTAAACAATTACAAAAAGACCCATCACTCTTAAAGCTTGGTGGTGAAAGAAAAGAAATGACATTTATGTTTATGGATATATGTGGCTTTACTCCAATATCAGAACATTATAAAAACAATGACGACCCAGAAGGATTAGTAGTTCTTATAAATAATTATTTAGATACAATGACAAAGATTGTTCTTAAGAACGGTGGAACAATAGATAAATTCATGGGTGATTGTATTATGGCATTTTGGAACGCTCCATTGCCATGTAAAAACCATGCGGATAAAGCCGTTCAAACATCTATAGAAATATGTGAGGCAGCAGATGAACTTATTAAACAACTTGAAGACCAAGGTTTACCTAGGATTGATATTGGTATTGGTATCAACACAGGCACATGCATCGTCGGAAACATGGGGTCTGAAGAACGATTTGACTATTCCGTCATTGGAGACGCCGTCAATCTCGGCGCTAGACTCGAAGGCCAAACGAGAAATTATGATGGGATACGAGTGTTGTTGGGACCGGAAACTTATCGAAGCTGTACAAAGAGAGCATTTTCTGAAGTCGATAGAATACTCGTCAAGGGTAAATCAGAAAAAGTTAGAATTTTCACTCCACTCACCAGCTACTAAAACTCAATACGCTGTCTTTATAACTTTACAATTAGCTGATATATACAGTACCTATCAAGGTCTTAAATATTCTTGTGTAAAAGAACTCAATCCTATCATAGGAGACAATCCATCATATCAAAGAATGTTTTGGACTAAAACTATAATTCTAACTCCAGCCTTCAAGGCTGATCATTCTAATGGTAGAATCGATAAACCCTTAATGCATAAGATAAATGCATTCCAATCTGCGATTGTTGCTCATAATTTCAACGTATACCATAAAGCTAAGAATACTTGCACGAAACGCGGTTAAAACTGCTGACATAGTGTATGTTGTGTAATTATTTTCACTTTTTGTGAAAAAAACCTTTACTTTTACAGAGAATATGTTATAATATACATATTAAGTTCAAAAGATAAGGAGATATAATATGAACAATTTAAACGTAAGAATTTTAGGAATGCAACCAGAGCCTTCCTTAACAATGGACGGTTATGAAATCAAAGATTTCGAAGTAAGAACAAGAGATGAATCTCTGTTTGAAAAAGGTAAAAAAATCGTAAACGATTATATTGCCAAAAATCCTACATGGGAAGGATGCCAATTATTTATCAACGACCCAATGACAGTTGGTATTTATCCACAAGACAGCACAGGCGCTGCATTCAACGATTTAGTTTTAGAATTAGAAGCTTTAGGTTTCTATGGTAAAGCTGCTGGTTTTAGAGAGATAGCATAATGAAAATAATATTTGATGTAGATGGAACGTTAATGAACGTTGAACATAGAAGAAGATTCGTTGATGGAAGTCAACAAATCGACTGGCCTATGTTTGAAGCTGAAACCGTTAACGATACAAGAAACGAGCATATATTCGAAATAGCTGAAAATATGCATGATGCTGGTCATTCAATAGTGATAGTTTCAGCTCGTAAAGAAAGACAAAGAGAATTAACAGAGAAGCAGTTATCTGCTACAATGGGTGTTTTCTGGGACTTTATGTTTATGAGACCTGATGACAGCTATGAGCCTGACCATGAGTTCAAACAAAGAGTTTTGGATGAGCTTATAAAGGCTGACTGGAAACCTGATATGGTATTTGATGATAGAAATCAAGTTGTCGACATGTGGAGACGAAATGGAATACCTTGCTTACAAGTTGCGCCAGGAGACTTTTAAAAGATATGATTGAGACAATGCTACACGAGTCTAGTATAACAGGTGGTTTCGTACCCATCGGCAGACTCAATCATATCCCTTTAAAAGGTGATAAGAGTGTAAAGGTGATAATAGTGTCAAGTTTTTTCACCAAAAGTGAAAATAATCCTTTACATTTGCAGAGAACTATGATATAATATACATATATTCAAAATAATTGATAAGGAGTTAAAAATGAATAAATTAGTAATAAACACACAGTACATGGAAAACTATGGAGACGCTGAGTCACCTTACATGAAGTTCAAGGGTGGTTCAACCTTTGTCATGTTCAACTGTGGCGACCTCACTGATAATGAGATTGCATCAATCACTGCTCAAGTCAGACCATACATCACTACAACTCTTCTTGAGTCTAACGGTGGATGTGAGGAATACATCATTGATAAAGGTCAAGTAATTGACCATTCAGTTCCTCACTGTGAAGAGTGGGAAACTACAACTCAGTTTAGTATCACACCTAGTGGTCAAGTTAACTTTCTTAAAGTGACTGACAACCGTGAAGATGGTTGGATGAAAAAAGAAATCTTAGAAAAAACTGAGTCATGGACTGGCGACATGTCAGACACAAAACGTGCTAACTATAAAGTCGAATTCCTAATGGAAGACGGCGATTCATGCGTTGGCAATAAAGCAGTCAATGCTTGGCTTAAAGAGTACGCTCCAGAGCCAGCACCAGAATTACCTAGAAACATTACATTTTAATAAGGAGTAAAAATGAAAAATATAATTAATCTAATAAATAAAATCGATAATATGGAAGATATGAATATCGTTATCGACGCTCTAAAAACAAAAAGAGCGAATCTAAGAACTGAACTAGCTAGAGTAGCTAGAACTAAATTCTCAGCTGGCGACAATGTCGTTATCAGAAGTAAAAAAGGAACACTGAAAGGTGTGATTGAAAAAATCAATAGAACAAAAGCTATTGTCGAAATCGATGATAGAAGATATGACGTTCCTCTCTCAATCATGGAGGTGGCGTAATGAATAGATATGTAATTACAACTGCCTCTTATATATGGGCAGACGATGATAAAAAAGCTAAATCTTTAGCTGGATATATTGCTGGAAAACAAAGAAAGCAATATGATAATAGATGTGAAGTCGTATCTTTAAAGAATGCTGACTTTGGAACATTCTATGGAGATAATGAAAATTTAGTAGAAGGAGAATACTTATGAGCGAACCAACAAGAAGTGAGCTTGATAGAAAAATAACGAATTTAACTAATCGAGTTGAAGAGCTATTTGATGACCTTTGTTGTAAACTAGACAATATAGAAAGTCAAATAAATCATGTAGAGAATACATTATCAAATTTAGGTTCAATAGAGTCTACAGTTGATAATATTCAGTCTACAGTCGATAATATTGAGTCGAGGATAGACTAATGGCTAAAACATTTGATGAGTTAAAAGCTGAATTACTTCAGATTAAAGAAGAGTTCGAGATGCAGGATATTATTAGAAAGCTCGACGAACGTAAAGCAAAGGTCAAGGAAGAAATGAAATTGCACAAGAAACTGACTAAGTCAGTTAAGAAAGCTGGTAAGCAAATGCCAGGCTCTCTCGATTTCAATTCTCCTGAAAATATGTATCATTCAGATAAAGATAACGCAAGATATCTTGAAGATACTCAATACATGGATGCTTATAACGCATCAAAATTAGACCAGGAGTGGAATTAATAATATGGAAGCAATATTAAATAGGGATGAGTACAGAACTTTTATACAAAAAGTTCAAGTCTTAGAAAGTAAAGGATATGGTTTACCTCACATGGTAGAACATAGAAAAGATAGCGATACATTCAAAGTCACAATTCAAGGTGACCATGATGGAGATTATCTAGATAAATTAGCAGGTGATGATAATGGTTAGTACAATGCACAGAGTTATCGCATTACAAAACGCAAGAGATAATGCTAAAGACCCAGATTTTAAACTAATGTGGGAACAAAAGAGATTACAATTAATCAAATTAGCGGAAAGAGGAGAAATTGGACTATGGGACAATACGAAAGCAGAGTAGAAAGACAAAGACTTCTCCTAGAAGCTGAAGAATGGTCAAAAGGATTTAAGTCAATGCATAGTCATAATCTAAAATCAATGTGGTATGACGATAGGCCTGAAGACACTGATAATGGCCAGAGAGTTATAGACATACAGTACAATAGTGGATTAATTAAAAGGACATGCTCAGATGGTTCTGAGGTGATTTTTGGAGAGCAATTAAAAGGTGACGCTTTAATTGATAGTTATAGGAAACATACATAATGAATAAGTATATAACAGAAGTAAATCGTGTTAATAATGGTGTGCAAAAAATATACCAATTTGAAAATGGATATGGTGCAAGTGTAATTAGTCATGATTATTCTTACGGTGGTAAGAAAGGATTATGGGAATTAGCTGTATTAGTCTCAGACGGTTCTATTTGTTATGATACTGAAATAACAGAAGATGTAATTGGTCATTTAAACGATCCAGAAGTTGATAGATATTTAAGGAGAATTCAACAGTTATGAAAAATAAGAAAAAACGTCCAGTGAGTACGCTAACTCACACAACAAGAGAAGTTGCTTTAGATTTCCTAAGATGGAGAGAAGAGCAAAAACAAAAATCAATGATTGGACATAATGGAGGACCTAAGTAATGGAAACATTTATAGGAATTATATTGTCTTTATTAGCTATTTTTGTAGTGTATATGCAAATGCATATAATGGAAGAACAACGTAAGGGAACACACATTCCTTTACCTTGGGAAAAAGGAGACGACAACAAATAATTTAAGTTTTGGTCGGGTTCGCATCAATGCAACTCCTTATCACCCGCAGCGAGCTCGGCCATCTTTTTTAAAAAAACAGTTTACAAACAACAAAAAATATGATATAATATAATTATGGAAGAACAAATAAAAGAAATATTAATAGTCATCGGAGGAGTCAGCTGGACAGCTCTCGTCTGTTGGACTGTATGGTATATAAGCACAATGGAATAAGGAGAACCTATGGCTAAAAGAAGATTAAAAAATGCTGATGAAGCAATAATGGGACCAAAACCAACGTATGGTCCACACAATCCAATACCCAAAACTAAGAAGAAACAACAATCAGAATTTAGAAGAGCTAAATATTGGTTCTACTATTTTGAAAATAAAAAGAAAGCGACTGAAACAGTACATACGTATTGTACACGAGTTCTTGGATTTGATAAGAAGAATATAGCCAATCTTAAAAAACTTCCTGATTGGAAGTATAGAATGAAGTGTTATCAAACTATTGAGATGCTTAATGTTGGCTGGGAAGGATTTCCTATGACAGAAGAAATGATTGATGAGATGCATAATCATTTAAAAGAATGCGAAAAGCAAGGTGCAAAGATTGTAAAAGAAATCGATTCTAGACCAAAGCCACCAGTTATCGCACCAGCAGAAAGAACGCGTAGAAAAGTAATGGAAACAATATATCATGCTTTCGATACGATGGTCGTTGATAAATGGATGGACGGAATATTCGATAAGAAAGAAGTCTTATTCCCCACTTACAGTTTATTACAACTACATAGTATAAAAGGTGCTGGTATTAATATATTTAGAGAAAAAGTTCAAGATGAATATGATGTTATTTCAGACGCTTATAATAAAACATGCGACCAAGCTGTAGAAGCTTATTCACATATCAAAAAAGGCAACCTACGTAAAATGCTTAATACAATGGATGCTATATTTGAAGATATTGACCGCATGAAACAGAATTCCAAAGCAACCCGTGTACCAAGAGCTAAAAAGCCTAAAGCTTCAGACAAACAAGTCGAAAAGCTTAAGTTTATGCCGGAGAATGTAGATGCTAAATTAATATCTATTAATCCTATATTAATTCCTGGTAAAGAAAAGCTTTACATATATAATTGTAAAAATAAAAAGTTGCAGGAATACACAACCACTGCAACAAGTGGATTTGAAATAGGTGGTACTTCAATAAAGAATTTTGATAAAGAAAGCTCTAGACAAGCTACTTTAAGAAAGCCTGATGAGATATTACCAATGATTTTAGGTAAAACTGAAAAACAAATCGGAAAGATTTGGGAAACATTAACAACAAAAATAGATAACCCTACAGGAAGAGTTAATGCTGACTGTATTTTATTAAGAGTATTTTAGGAGGAAATTATATGTACTCAGTAGGAGATACTTTCCCTGCATTCTCACTGCAAGGAATAGATGAAAAAAATGAATTTGTGAGAGTTGAAGTAGACGAAGGATTTACACCACATAAAAAAGATTGGTCAGTGGTTTATTTCTATCCAAAGGACTTTACATTTATTTGTCCAACAGAAATAGCTGGTATGGATGTTTTAACAGAACATGCTAACGTTATTGGAATAAGTGGCGACAATGAATTTTGTAAATTAGCTTGGAAAGAGTCTAATCAAATGATTGGTACTATTAATCATACATTAGCAGCTGATTGCGGACTAAATCTAGCTAGTGAGCTAGGAATAGTTGATGTAGATAATGGAGTTGCTTATAGAGCGACGTTTATCTTTGATAAACAAAGAACTATACAGCACGTATCAGTGAACGCACTAGACACAGGAAGAAATGCTGATGAAGTCTTAAGGACTTTAAAAGCTTTACAAGCTGGTGGTCTAACAGGGTGCGCATGGAATGAAGGTGAAGACTTTGTCGGATAAAGAGAATCCATTAGAACATAAGATTATGACAAAGAAACGATTTTCTGCAGCAGTAGAACATCTAGTTGCTAATAACAATATGTCATATATTGATGCAGCATCTTATGTGATTGAACAACGTTCAATGGACTATAAGAATCTAAAGAAATTATTAACAGATTCTTTAAAGCAAAAGATTGAAGAAGAAGCTTCTAACTTACATTTAATCAAAGCAAAGCGTGGTAATAAATTACCAATATGAATGACCCTTTTGAATCTTATAAGTTATATAACGCACTCAAATTACATTTCGAAACAGATGGATATGATGCGATTAAATACCATTTTAAGACTTCAGTAAAGCCAACTTCATTCTTTAAACGAAAGGATAAGTTTTTCTTCGCTAAATTAGCTAAAACATATGAATCTGAATTAAAGGATTTTTATATAGCTAACTTTAAAAACGATGTTAAGTACGTCGGCGACATGCTTAACGAAGGCGGAGAAAAATATTATAGAGACCATAAGAAAATTATGGAATCGCTAACATATCAGTTTCAAACTGATATAAATAAACTATATGATATGGATATATCGTTTGACGAGCTCTTAGTAGCAGAGGAAAACAATCATCCATTGATTATAAAACTTTGGATGCAAGAAGAAATACTATTGGAAACAATAGTCATCTTGGATTCAATAATAGGTTTTGTAGAACGCGAAAATAAAAAGATAACAGACACAATTATTTGGCCTGATATCTATAGAAAGATTATGAAATACAAACCGTTTGTAAAGTTTGACAGAGATAAATGTTTAAATTTATTAAAAGAAACCTTTACAAAAGCATAGAAATATGTTATAATATATAGTATACATTATGAATAAAGTGGATAATTCAGTAATACATTGTAAATACGGAGAAATATAAAATGTCACTAGAAAATCTAAAGAGCATGCGAGGCTCGTCAATCGACAAACTCGTAAAAGCAGCAGAAGCTGTATCTTCAGCAAAACCAGAAACTAATTCCTATGCGGATGACAGATTTTGGAAACCAACTAGAGATAAAGCAGGAAACGGTTATGCCGTAATCAGATTCTTACCAGCGAAAGATGGTGAGGACTTACCTTGGGTAAGATATTGGGACCATGGATTTAAAGGCCCAACTGGTTTATGGTATATCGAAAACTCTTTAACATCTATTGGACAGCAGGACCCAGTATCGGAGCATAACTCTGTACTTTGGAACTCTGGTAGGGACGAAGATAAAGCTCTTGCGAGGGAAAGAAAAAGAAGGCTTCATTATGTAAGTAATGTGCTAGTTGTTTCTGACCCAGCAAATCCAGACAATGAAGGGAAGGTATTCCTTTACACGTTTGGTAAGAAAATCTTTGATAAGGTTATGGACGTCATGCAACCTCAGTTCGCTGATGAAGAACCAGTAAATCCATACGATTTCTGGGAAGGCGCAGACTTCAAAATCAAAATCAGAAAAGTAGAAGGTTGGGTAAACTATGATAAATCTGAGTTTAGTTCACCATCATCTTTATATGAAGGCGATGAAGCTAGACTAGAAGAAACTTATAGTAAACTTTACTCTTTACAAGAGTTCTTACAGCCAGGCAATTATAAAACTTATGATGAGTTGTCAATGAAGCTTAATAAAGTACTAGGTATTGATGCAGGACACGCTCCAGTAGCAGCACCAGTAGTAAATGAAGCTCCAGCTCCAGCGTTGACTGCAGAAGATAACCACTTCGAGTCAGCTCCAGAAGCATCATCTGATGAAGATGACACACTATCGTATTTTGCTAAATTAGCTAAAGAAAGTTAAATTTTAATTAATTTTCGGAGGGGTCGTGAATCGGCCCCTTTTTTTTATGGAAGAGGCGTATGTCTATTAACAAAGTTAAACATTCTATTGAATGAATTCTCATCATCAATTGTACCAGTTATAGTCACACTATCACCACCAGTATTACTTACATTATTTTGATTTAATTGTGAGAATTCTCCTTGGCCGAATTTTTGTTTAGCTTGGTCAGATAAGAATGCAATTTCATTTCCTTCTGAATCTAAACCGTCCATTTTAGGCATTTTATCTTTAAGTGCTTTAGTTAATCCAGCTGACATATGAGCATTGTATGATTCCATAAACGCTTGTTGTGGTGTCACACCACCTGGAGGTAAAGCTTTAAATGCAGCAGCGGCTCCTTTTGCAATAGCTATTGGGTAATCTAATATTTTTGTAAATATAGTACCAATAGTCATTAACATACTTTTTATTAAACCGCCAATACCAATATCAGCTACTATATCTCTTATCATATTGAGAGTGCCAATAATAAAATCACCGATTGCATAATATAATTCATCAAAGAAATCTGCAAAAGAGAATGCAGTAAAGGTTTCTTTAGCACCATCGATGCCTGGTAATAAATCTAATAACCAACCAACTGCTAGTAATACAAAGTCTATAAACTCTCCAATAAGTATTCGGAAAGCTCCTCTTATAAATCCAATAGCTCCTCTAATTATACTATTAGTTTTATCAGTTTCCTTTTTCGCGTCTTTAAACGCTCCCATAATACCACCAATTGCTCCAACAATCGGCCATATAATTTTACCAAGTATTTTACCTACTTGTATAAAAGCATTTTGTATTGCTTGAAAGAATCCAAAGAATCTAGACAATGGGCCTGACTTTGAAAAGAATGTTCGTAGTCTATCACCAAATTTTGAAAACATACCGCCTTCTTTACCAGTAAATACCTTTAGAATTCTATCTGCGAATTGACCAATTTTATTAAAGACAGTTGTAAAAGCTGTTTTCACACCGTCTGTAAGATTAGCCCATCCTTTTACTATTGGACCTTTTGTCCAATTAATGAAGTCTCCTATTTTTTTAAAAATCCATGAATCTGCTTTAATACCAAATTTTAAATCTGCTAATCCTTTAAATGCTAATGGAGCTCCAGTAAATAATCCAACAAGGGCAGTGCCGATTTTTCTTGCATTGCCTATTTGATTGGCTATAAGTTTACCTATATCTTTAGCAATATTCATGAATCCACCAAATGCAGTAGAGAAGAAACTACCCTTTGAACTTGAAGTAAAGAATTTAGCAAATCTAGAGTTTTTAAAGAAATTTACAAATCTAGTTTTAAAATTACCGAGACCATTTTTAAGATTTGCAAATAATTTATCTAATTGAAACATCTTAGTAACGCCGATAGCAGCTCCTTTAATTTTTAGGCCAATCTTTTTAAAGATATTAACATATATACCACCTATACCTTGTACTACTCCTATTAATAGTCCAACAAGAGCTGTTCTAAATATAAGTCCAATTACTGAAATACCATCATCTCCAAATTCTTTTTTCAATAGTTTATATTGTTTCTTTAATTGTTTAAAGACGTCTTTTAAACGGTCGTTTCTTTCTTCGTCTCTTTTTTCTTCAGCACGTCTTCTAACTAATTCTTCTTTTGATGCTTCTATATCGTCTAATCTACCTTCTTGTAAAGCAAGAATTAAATCTTGCATTGAACGCAATTGCGCATTAGACATGGCATGACCTTCATTTTGTACGTACTCTTGTAGTTCATTTGAATATATAACAGCCTCTTTTTGCAAAGTGGTCTGGTCTTTATTCATTTCTGCAAGTTTATCAACTACATGGTCGAGTGTACTCTTTGGTCCCATTGGGTCTGCCATTTATTTCTCCTTATTTACCACCAAAAGCTTTACCAGCTTCTGATATACCGAATGCACCTAATGTGACTACCACAAAAGATGTATAAATCGTTTCTGATACTTTTAAATCTAAATCCCATGCTAATGCAGTGACTAAATCTGTAATACCAAAGACAGTCATTAGAAAGAATGATATAAAGCCTATGATAGCTTTTTCATTTAAATCATTATCGTCTAAAAATAAATCGATGAATTTTCTTTTTCTAGGTCCTAATCGCTCTGCAGCAATTCTGGCCTCTTCTTTCATCTCTTTAATCTGGTCTTCTTGCTCATCCAGCTTCTCAATCATAGCCATATACTTATCTAAGTCTATTTCTACTTCATTTCTGCTGTTGTCTTGATTATCAGCCATAATTATCTCCTCTTCATTTGTTGATTCTCGCGTTCTATACGCTCGTTTTCTTTTTCAATATGTTCCTTAAGTAACGAAATATAAATCTCCCTTTCCCACGGTACCATATTATCTAATTCAGTTAAACTATACTTATGGTGCTGCATCATAGCAAAATTAGTCTTATAATGGTTTACAAGACTATCGTGCGAAAGGCCTACGTAAAAAAACTTGGTAATCCTCTTAATACCTGAGTTTCATCTCTGCCACATCCGCACTTATATTCAAGAGTGTGTTCTATTGTTGGCATTTCTCTAAAGAAATCGCTCAACTTCATAAATTGCACACTACTTAAAGAATCAATAAAGTTAGTTAATGACTTTTTAGATTCGTTTTCTGCTGGATATAAATCATCCGCATCATAAACCGCATCTATACAAGACATTATCATACTTAATGCTCCTTCTGCATCACTTTCATCTAAGTCCCCAATCCTTTCAACGTCTTTCATTGATGGATATTTCATTACTACACCAACGTCATCTGTCAACTCAATACGAGTAGATTCCAGCGTGACAGTTGGTATTTCAATGTCTTCAAAGTTAATATTTAAATCATTAACTATCTCACATTGTTCATCCTCACATTTTACTTTTACATCAATCGTTTCACCGACTGATTTCGCTCTTAACGCTAAAAAAATACTTTCAATGTCAAACATTGGTAAGTTTTCAACGTCAATATCATCTTCTAGACAGCTTTTAATAACATCTATAGTTGCCTGCATAATAACTTTATTATTATCAGACTCCATAGCCATCATTAAAATCTTTTCTTCTTTCACTAAGTATGGTCTATACGACACTGTTTCACCAGTTGACGGAATAACCATCTTATACCTAGCTGTATTTAGCTCTGGTAAAGCCATAATATTCTCCTATATTATTATATTATCCAAATATGGATAGCGCATTTTTAATTAAGCTACCCGTACTACTTAATGCACCTTCCGGCACACATTTATCATATGCAAAGCTCACATTCAATTTTTGAATTCCTGTTGCTTCATTACTCAAAGCAACCTCGCCTATGCTTACAGGGAATGCTCCCTCTAATTTCACACCATATATTGGTACATCTTGTTCGTCTAACTGTTGTATTATTACATCAGTACTGACGTCGTCTTTATATGCAACCTCATACGTATCATAATCTACTATACTATTTATCCATTTATCAAACATAGTTTTCATATAGTAATCATTTGTTAATAAAAAACTAAGTGCAACATCGTCATGTACTGTACCATAAGGTATTTTTCTAGATGCTTTTGTTGTTTGATAATCTAATGTACTTATCTGTTTTCCTGGCATTACTATAGAATCGCAAAGTAATGCTATATCTCTTGGGTCATTTATTAAATTCCTAGCATTAAAATTGCCTGATATAGCAGAGCTTATCATACCTTGTAAATCTATATTAAGTAAAGATTGTTCTGGCGGAGTAAACATAACATTGAATCTATTAGCTTTAGCTAATCCACCTTTTTTACTTACTAATGATTTTAGTTTTTCTATGCTCATGG